GGAACAAGTCGAGCCTCGTTCTCGGGCGGAGCGACTACCAGTGGAAACACGAGCCGTGCCTCTACGGATGGAAAGAAGGCCGGGCTCACTACTTCATCAGCAACCGCAAGCAATCGACGGTGCTCGAGGATCGTCCCGATCTCGACCGCATGGGCGCGACGGAGCTCCGGGCGTACATCCGCGACGTGCTCGAGAACTTCGACGGCGTCACGGTCCTCAACGAGACCAAGCCCGCGACCTCCGAGGAGCATCCGACGATGAAACCCGTCCGGCTCTGCGCGAGGCTCATCCGCAACAGCTCCAAACGGGGCTGGCTCGTCCTCGATCCGTTCGGCGGATCCGGCTCGACGCTCATCGCCGCGGAGCAGCTCAACCGGCGCGCGTACCTCATGGAGATCGACCCCGAGTACGTCACCTACACCATCGAGCGCTGGGAGGCCCTCACGGGCAAGAAAGCGAGGAAACTATAAATGGCAGCACGCAAGGCAGCAAAACCTAAAAAGCCTAACATCAACTCAGCGGCGGACGAGCTGATCCGGATGGCGGAGGAGGGAGGCGTCGAGCAGAACTTCTTTTTCACGACGACGTTCAACCGCTACAAGGTCCAGCTAAACACCCTGACCCGGCTCCAGCAAGAGATCAGCAACGGCGAGCTGCTGATCTCGAAGGAATACGTCAAGGGCCGCGTCAATCTCGTCGCGAACCCGGCGATCACCGAGTACAACAAGACGAGCACCGCGGCGAACCAGACAGTGCAGACGCTCCTCAAGATCATCACGACCTTCGCGGACGGTCCGGTCATGAGCACGAGCTCCGCGGCGGGCGATGACTGCGACCTCTAAAGGGTCGAAGCTCAACCCGCACATCCAACGATTCGTTGACGCGGTCGAGTCTGGCGACCTCAGGACCTCGAAGGAGGTCAAGGCCCTCGTCGAGCACATCAAGTGGTGCTTCGCGAACGAGGACATCTACGTCAACGACGAGCAGGCCGACCACTACCTCAGCCTCGCGAAGTATTTCCCGTTCGACGAGATATTTCCCTGGCAAGAGTTCGTGATCGTCCTCCACGATTGCACCTACTACACGGACTCAGGACTCCCGCGATGGCCGGATCTCTTCTGCATGATCGGACGAGGCGCGGGGAAGGACGGGACGATTGCCCTCGAGTCCGTCGCGCTCGCGTCGCCGTACAACGGGATCCCCGGCTACGACGTCGACATCTGCGCGAATAACGAGGAGCAGGCGCTCCGGCCGGTGCTCGACATCGTCGACGCCTTCGACGGGTCAGAGTACAAGAAAAGGCTCAAGAAGTGGTTCGCCTGGAAAAAGGAGAGCGTCCTCTCCCTCCGGACAAAAGCGCAGATTCGCGGCCGCACCAATAACCCAAAGGGCAAGGACGGCATGCGGTCAGGAATAACAGTTTTTAACGAAATACACCAATATGAGAACTACAACAACATCAACGTATTCACGACGGGCCTGGGCAAGCATCCGCACCCGAGGCGGAGCTACTACACCACCAACGGAGATGTGCGCGAGGGCCCGCTCGACGATCTCCTCGAGACTTCCGAGGGGATCCTGTTCGGCGGCGATCCAGACAACGGACTGATCCCGTTCATCTGCAAGCTCGACGACAAGGCCGAGGTTGACGACCCGGCCAATTGGGAAAAGGCGAACCCCTCGCTGCCCTACCTCCCGAGCCTCCGGGCGGAGACCGAGAAGGAATACAGAGAGTGGAAAAAGAACCCGCAACGCCTCCCCGCCTTCATGACGAAGAGGATGAACATCCCCGACGGGTCCTCCGAGATAAAGGTCACGGACTACGAAAACATCAAAGCGACCAACAGGCAGACACCTGACCTCTCCGGATGGACCTGCGTCGCGGGGATCGACTTCTCCAAAATAACCGACTGGGTCTCCGTCGACCTCCACTTCAAGCAAGGGGAGGTTCGCTATGACCTCAGCCACTCCTGGATGTGCACCGCCTCGAAGGACATCCCGAGGATCAAAGCACCGTGGCGTGAGTGGGTCGACAAGGGTCGGCTCACGCTCGTCGACGACGTCGAGATCCATCCGGACCTGATCACGGAGTACCTCTACAACATGAAGCGGCAATATATAATTCGGGCCCTCGCGATCGACGACTTCCGCTACGCTCTCCTCGCGCGTCAGCTCCAGGACATCGGATACGACCCGAAAGTCAACAAGAACCTCAAGCTCGTGCGGCCGAGCGACATCATGAAGGTGGCGCCGATCATCGACTCAGTCTTCGCGAATCAGAACTACATCTGGGGCGACGCCCCGGAGCTCCGGTGGGCGACCAATAACACGAAGCTGATCCGCTACGGCCGAAAGCTCGGGCAAGCCGACGACCAGGACGTCGGGAACTACGTCTATGGCAAGATCGAGGCGAAGAGCAGGAAGACGGACCCGTTCATGGCGCTCGTCGCGGCGATGACAATCGAGGACCAGATCATCGAGCGACGGACGAAGGGACGCCGGAGGCTCGACGTCGCGACCTACTAAAAGGAGCTCAGGACAATGGCTTTTAATATTTTCAAATGGATTCTACAAAAGACGGACGGCGATGCCTCGGACGTCTCTCAGACGGTCCAGGTCGGGAGCTTTCTCGACGAGCAGGCGAACGACGTCGTGATCGGCCTCGAGGTCTATCTCCAGAAGATCGCGTTCTGGACCTGCGTCCGCCGGATCGGCGACGCGGTCGGCTCCGTCGAGTGGGAAACGTACCGCCGCGGGAATAAGGTCAAGGCGGCGGAGTACTGGTCGTGGAACTACAACCCGAACCCGAACCAGACGAGGAAGGAGTTCTTCGACAAGCTCATCGCGCAGCTCTACCAGAGGAACGAGGCGCTGGTCGTCGAGACGCGGAACGGCTACCGCTACGTGGCCGACGCCTACGCGACGGACAAGCACCTCACCGGTGACATTTACCGCGACATCAGCTCCGACGGCGAAACGATCCCCGGCGTCTTCTCCTCCGACGCGGTCCTGCATTTCAAGCTCAGCGGCGACAACGCCCGGCGGATGATGGCGGCGATCGCGGCTGCGGAGGGTCAGCTCATCAAGAGCGCCGCGGCGTCCTACATCAGGAACAGCGGCAAGCACGGGATCCTGACCGTCGACGACATCGCCGAGGCGGATCCGGACTTCGAGGAGACCTACGCGGACCTCGTCAACAACAAGTTCAAAAAGTATTTCACGAGCGAGAACGCGGTGCTCCCTCTCTTCAACGGCTATCACTACGACGAGAAGGACTCGAACGGCTCCGGAACGACGACAGCCAACACGAGAGACATCCGGGCGCTGATGGACGACATCATCGAGCTCACGGCGACGGCTCTCGGGCTCCCGTCCTCAATCGCTAAAGGGGCCGCCGTCACGGATGCGGACTTCAAGGCGTTTATGACGAGCCCGGTCCAGCCGGTCGTGACGATGATCACCGAGGAGATCAACCGCAAGCTCTACGGCCAGCAGCGAGTGCTCGCGGGGACGTACATCGTCCCGAACCTCGGCGCGGTCCGCTACAATGACCTCTTCGACGTCGCGAACCCGATCGACAAGCTCATCGGCTCCGGCGCGTTCTGCGTAAACGACGTGCGGATCCGCCTCGGCCTCGACGCGATCGACGAGCCGTGGGCATGGCAGCACTGGATGACTAAGAACTACTCACCCGCCCAGGATCTCCTGGAGGGAGTAGACAATACAAGCACACCGGCGGCAACGTCGGGAGAAAAGGGGGAAAGCAATGAGCAAGGAAACGAAACCGACGGCTCAGACGACACCGAGCCCGAGGAGTAAAGCTCCGATGCCCTACTTCAGCCTCAGCTATGACACCGACGCGAAGGCCGCCGACATCTACATCTTCGGCGACATCGCAAGCAATCGCGGTGGACTCGGCGGGCTCCTGCAGTCGCGATCGGATCAGTCAAGTTATGACCTCGCGAACCAGATCGCCGGGATTCCGGAGGACTATTCGATCACCGTCCACATCAACAGCAACGGCGGCGAGATCAAGGAGGGCCTCGGGATCTACAACGTCCTCAAGGAGAGAGACGTCACGACCGTCTGCGAAGGGTTCGCGGCCTCGGCCGGGAGCGTCATATTCGCAGCCGGGACGCGGAGGATTATGCAGCCAGCGAGCCTGTTGTTCATCCACCAGGCGAGCATGCAGGCCGCCGGAAACACCGACGACTTCGCGAAGTACTCCGAGGACCTCAAGATCATCACCGACGCTGCCGTCGCGGCCTATAAGGAAAGCGGCGTGAACGTCTCCGACGAGGAGCTCAACACGATGCTCAAGCGCGAGACCTGGATCACTCCGGAGGACGCGGTCAGGATGGGATTCGCGACGGAAATCTCCGACGCCGAGGAAGACGACACGACCGACGAGAGCGGGATCCCGGTCGTCAAGAACGACGCGATGCGCTCGATCATGGCCGCGGTCACAAGACCGGCGGGATCCCTCGGCTCGATAGAGATCGAGGCGGACGGTCTCGAGAACGTCCTCCAGCGATTCACCGATCTGGTGGACGATCACGCGGAGCTGCTCTCCCTCGCGGAGAAGGCTCTCGCAAAAGTCGACGAGGATCCGGAGCTCCTCACAAAGCTCAAGGCCGTCGCCGACATCGTACTCGCTACCAACCCGACGCCGTCTCCGGCGCTTGGTAGAAATAAAGGGTTTTTTAACTTTTAACACGCCGGAAACGGCAACCACACAAGGAGGAAATCCAAAATGAAAAACAAAGACGCACTTCATCAGGAGCAGCTCGAGATCGCTCAGCGCATCAGCAACGCAGCGAAGGACGGCAACCAGGAAGAGTTCGAGGCGGGCCTGCAGGCCATGTTCTCCAACATCCAGGAGCAGATCATGGGCCAGGCGGAGGAGCTCCGCGGCACGACTGACGCCGTCATCCTCGCCCAGCGCGGCGTGAGACAGCTCACCGCCGACGAGACCAAGTTCTACACCACACTCGGCGAGGCCATTAAGGCAGCCGCAGGCAGCGGTGCAGGCAACGCGATGATGGCCCTCACGAACGTCGACAAGACCTTCCCGGAGACGATCATCAACGCCGTCATGGACGACATGGTCCAGGCGCACCCGCTCCTTGCAGCAATCGACACTCAGAACGTCACCGGCCTGACGAGGTTCCTCGTCAATACCGACGAGGGCAAGACCGCCGCAACCTGGGGCACAATCACCGCTGCGATCGCTCAGGAGATCAGCTCCGGCTTCGCCGAGATCGACCTCACCCAGAACAAGCTCAGCGCGTTCATGCCGATCTCGATCGGCCTCATTGACCTCGGCCCGGCATGGCTCGATTCCTACATCCGGACATGCCTCTCTGAGGCTCTCGCCATCGGCTACGAGAACGGCGTCGTGACCGGCACCGGCAACAACATGCCGATCGGAATGGACCGCTCCGTCGCGGACGACGTCACCGTCACCGGGGGCGTTTATCCCCAGAAGGAAGCAACCGCCGTGACTGACTTCACTCCGGCAAGCTACGGCGCGCTGGTTCAGAAGCTCGCGAAGACTCAGACGGGCAAGCCGAGAGCAGTGACCGGCCTGATCCTCGTCGTCAATCCGGCGGACTACTACAAGACCGTCATGCCTGCGACGACTCTCCTGACTCCTCAGGGTCAGTACGTCAACAACGTGCTGCCTTACCCGACGGAGATCATCCAGTCCGTCGCCGTCAAGGAAGGCGAGGCAATCCTCGGCATGGGCAAGCGCTACTTCCTCGGCGTAGCAGGCAACCGCGGGATCCAGTTCTCCGACGAGTACAAGTTCATCGACGACGACCGCTACTACAAGATCGTCGCCTACGGCAACGGCCGCCCGAAGGACAACAACGCCTTCCTGCGTCTCGACATCTCCAAGCTCGAGCCGACGTACCTCACAGTCAAGCAGGTGGGAACCATGGCCTAATAGAATCAAAGGAGGCAAGCGATGAGCGTTATCGAAGTATCTGACGAGCTCCTCAAGGAGGCGAAGAATTTCCTCGACCAAACGTGGGACGACGAAGCCTCCGACGAGAAGCTCATCGGGTCGCTCCGCCGCGGCATCGCCTACATCACTGCGAAGACGGGCGTCGAGGCGTCCGTCTTCTCCAGTGACTCCGGAGACGGCCGGGCTCAGAATCTCCTCTTCAACTACCTGCTCTACGACCGGGCGGGAGCCGTCGACACCTTCGTGAGGAACTACACCTTCGAGATCAACAGCCTCCGGCGCCGCTCGCAAGTCGCGGCAAAGCAGGCCGAGGAAAAGGAGGCAGCGGATGCGACCGAAACAACAGGTTGAAACATTCCCCGACGGCGTCGTCGACGTCTACGCTCCGGAGACCGGCCGCAAGGTCGGAGCCCTCAAGGCAACGCTCCGGTTTGAGAAGCAAAGCGTCGGCGTGAACCGGTTCTATGAGGCAGGCGCGCTGAACGGGAACCGAGTCGACCAGACGATCAAGGTCCCGCACACGGGCAAAGTTGACCGGCTCGACATCGCGGTGATCCGCTCGAGCGGGAGGCAGTACCGGATCAACCGGATCCAGGAGAAGCCCGAGAGGGGCGTCGACATCTGGGAGCTGCAGTCCGTCCAGGTCACGATCACAAAGGAGGAGTAAATGAAAATAAAGGCGACGATGAATTTCGTGAGCGGTCGCTACTCAGCGAACCGCGGCGAAGTGATCACGGTCCCCGACGCGGTCGGGGCAAAGCTCGTGGACATCGCCCTCGCGGAGGAGGCTCCTGAGAGCCCCAGCAAGGCCCCGAAAGCAAAAGCCGAAGAAGTACCCACCGACGCGGCGAAAACGTCAGGACGGGCAAAAGCGAGGCCCTCAGCGAGGCGGAAATGAGCCGCCGCAAGATCAAGATCGACGACTTCAGCTCCGCGCTGGAGAAAATCCTCGATGAGTACGGCGAGAGCATAACCGACGCGACGCGCGAAGCGGTTCTCGAGTCCGCGAAGGTCGCGAAACAGGAGGTGCAGAGTGCTGCACCCGTCGACACCGGAAAATATCAGCGAGGGTGGTCGGTCAAGGAAGAGGCGGCCGATCGGCTCAGCTTCGACGCGATCGTTCACAACCGGACGCGCTACCAGCTCGCGCACCTGCTCGAGCACGGGCACGCGCTCAGGAACGGCGGACGCGCTCCGGCGATCGTCCACATCAAACCGGCGGAGGAGCACGCGATAGAAAACATGGAAAAGGCGGTGGCAAAAATTGCAGAGAAAGGATGAACAGGTCGAGAAGATCCTCGCCGCGCTCAAGGCGTCGGACGGGATCGACTACGAGTACGACCACTTCACAGAGTCCGATGCGGTCCCGCCGCCGTTCATACTCTACCGGCGAGTCGCGGCGGGGAATTTCTCCGCGGACGGGGTCGTTTATCATCACGGGCAGAACGTCGACATCGAGCTCTACGCAGCAACGCCGGACGAGATGGCGGAGCTCATGAGCAAGATCGAGGCGGCGCTCGATCAGGCGGAAATCTATTACAATCTGACGGCGGACACGGTCTACATCACGAGCGAGGACTTCTACGAGTCGCTCTATGAAATATAACCGGCCGACCGGGAAAGGAATCAACAATGACGAACAAAAAGAACAAGGTCACGTACAACCTCAAGAATGTACACTACGCCGTGCTCACCGAGGGCGAAGACGGGACGCCGAGCTACGGGATCCCGGTCGCATGGCCCGGAGCCGTCTCCCTCTCGCTTGAAGCGAAGGGTGAGCCCACAGTCTTCTGGGCGGACGGCGTCGAGTACTACGTCGTGAACAACAACAACGGTTACTCCGGCGACTACGAGAGCGCCATGGTCCCGGAGTCCTTCCGGACCGACGTCCTCGGAGACGTCAAGGACGACAAGGGCGTCTTCATCGAGGACCAGGACGCAAAGATCATACATTTCGCGCTCCTCTTCGAGTTCGACGGCGACGTCAATCAGATCAGGCACGTCATGTACAACTGCTCGGCCGCACGGCCGGGAGTCACGTCTCAGACCAAGGAGGACAAGACCGAGGTTCAGACGGAGAAGCTCTCCCTCACGGCCTCCAGCATCTACAACGCGAGCCTGGACAAGAACATCGTCAAGGCCCGCAGCTCCTCCGAGACCGACGCGACCATCTACGCGGACTGGTACAAGGCGGTGTACATGCCGACCGCGAGCGCCGGGGCCTGATCCACGGCTCAGCACATGAAACAACACGACCCTCGTCTCTCCGGATCCGCTCCGGGAGGCGGGGGCTTTATATGCAAGGGAGAATGAAATGTATAAGACGATAACCCTCGAAAGAGCGGACGGCACGAGTCAGCCGTTCAATTTCCTCGCGTGCGGGACGACCTCGCTCCGCTACAAGATGACATTCGGGACCGAGCTCATGAGCGCGATCTCCGGCGTCATCGACTCGCTCAACGACGACACGTTCCGGCTCATCCTCGCTGCGCAGAAAAAAGCCGAGGAGGAAGGCAGCGACGGAGTGAACCTCGACGAGCTCGATCCGGCAACGCTCAAGGCGTTCATCAAGATCGCGGGCTCCGGAGATCTCGACGCGATCTCAAAGCTCGCATATATCATGAACCAGCAAGCGGAAGGCGCGAACATGCGCGAGCTCAATCTCGACAGCTACCTCGACTGGCTCGATCAGTTTGAGAGCCTCGAGTTTCTCACGAAGGCGCCCGACATCATCGGGCTATACCTCACCAACAAACAAGGAACCAGCGCTTTAAAAAAAAGTCCCGCCCAACTGACCGGGAAATAAACACGGCGCTCTATTTGCTCCGCGCAAAGCAGCTGGGCCTCACGATAGAAGAGATGACCGACCTCGACGAGGGCGTCATCTATGACATGATCACCGAGGCCGCGAACGACAACGCGAGCGACAGTTACAAGCAGCTCGCAACCCAGGCGGACTTCGACAGGTTCTAAAGGAGGCACCATGGCCGACAGAATAAAGGGCATAACGATAGAGATCGACGGCGACACCTCGAAACTGTCGAGCGCCCTCAAGGGAGTCAACGGAGAGATCCGCGACACCGAGAAACAACTAAAAGACATTAACAAGCTCCTCAAGATGGACCCGGGCAACACCGACCTCCTCCAGCAAAAATACAAAAAGATGGGGGACGCCGTCGAGGAGACTAAGAAAAAGCTGGACACCCTCAAAACCGCCCAGGAGCAGATGAAGACCGACGGCAAGGTCGGCACCGACGAGTGGGACGCGCTCCAGCGCGAGATCGACGAGACGGAGCAAAAGCTCGAGGGCCTCGAGGATGAGTACAAGAAATTCGGTTCTGTCCAGGCTCAGCAAGTCGCCGCCGCCGGTGAAAAGATCAAGGACATCGGCGGAAAGGTGACCGACGTCGGGACGGGGCTTTCAACTCACGTGACCGCGCCGCTCGTCGCGGTCGGAGCGGCATCGACTGCTGCCTTCCAGGAGGTCGACGCCGGTCTCGACATCATCACCGAAAAGACCGGAGCATCCGGCGAAGCGCTCGCGGACATGCAGCAAAGCGCGAAGGACCTCGCGACCGAGATCCCGACGGACTTCGAGACCGCGGGCTCCGCGATCGGCGAGGTCAACACCCGGTTCGGCCTCACGGGCGACGCCCTCAAAGACCTCTCGGGCCAGTTCATTCAGTTCGCTTCGCTCAACGACACCGACGTCTCGACCTCCGTCGACAACGTCTCTCGAGTGCTCGGAGCATTCGGCGAGGACACCTCGACCGCCGGGAACCTCCTCGACGCCCTCAACAAAACGGGCCAGAACACCGGCGTCTCGATGGACTCCCTCGCTCAGGATCTCCAGAAAAACGCCGCGCAATTCAAAGAGATGGGCCTCACCTCAGAGCAGGCCGCCGGATTCCTCGGCCAGGTCGAGATGTCCGGCCTCGACACGTCCACCGCGATGATGGGCCTCAAGACGGCCATGAAGAACGCAACTAAGGACGGCCAGACCCTCGACCAGGCTCTCAAGGGATTCTCAGACACCATGAAGGGCAACGGCACCGAGACGGAAAAGCTCCAGGCGGCTTATGACCTCTTCGGGAGCAAGGGCGGCGCCGCGATCTACAACGCCGTCAAGGAGGGCAAGCTCAACCTCGACGACTTCAGCACCTCGATGACAGATTTCGAGGGCTCAGTCGCGAACACGTTCAACGAGACCCTCGACCCGATCGACAAGTTCACGACCGCGATGAACGCCCTCAAGATCGTCGGCGCGGACATCGGGGCATCACTCATGGAGGTGCTCGGCCCCGTACTCCAGGAGCTCGCGAACGTCCTCCGGGACGTCGCTCAGTGGTGGGAGGGACTACCGGCACCGATGCAGCAGTTCATCATCAAGGCCGCGCTCGTCGCCGCTGCGGTCGGCCCGATCCTCGTCGCCGTCGGGAAAATAATCACCTCCGTCGGCTCGATCATGACGCTCGCGCCGAAAATCGTCAGCATCGCGAGCACGATCGGCGGCGGGCTCAAGGTCCTCTGGGGAATACTCGCGGCGAACCCGATCGGGATCGTGATCACGATCATCGCCGCGCTCGTCGCCGCGTTTATCTATCTCTGGAACACGTCCGACTCGTTCCGTCAGTTTTGGATAGATCTCTGGGAGGGGATCAAGACCGTCGTCTCGACGGTCGTCCAGGCGGTCGTCGGATTCTTCACGGAGACGATCCCGGCGGCGTTCTCCTCGTTCGCGGAGTTCCTCAGCGGGCTCTGGCAGGGCATCCAGACCACGATCCAGACAGTGTGGACGGCGATCTCGACCTTTTTCACGACTATTTGGACGGGGATCCAGACGGTCGCGACTACCATCTGGACGGCGATCTCGACGTTTTTCCAGACCATCATGACCACGATCCAGACGGTCATCACGACCATTTGGAATGCGATCAAGACGGTCGTGACGACGGTCATCAACGCGATCAAGACGGTCATCACGACGGTGTTCAATGCCATAAAGACCACGATCACGACCATCCTCAACGGCATCAAGACCGCGTTCACGACTATCTGGAACGGGATCAAGACTGCCGTCTCGAACGTGATCAACGGCATCAAGACCACGATCACGAACGGCCTCAACGCCGCGAAGAATACGGTGTCGAGCGTCCTCGGGGCTATCAAGAGCAAGTTCTCCTCGATCTGGGAAGGCGTCAAGAGCATCGTCTCCGGCGCGATCGAAAAGATCAAAGGGTTCATGCATTTCGAGTGGAGTCTCCCGCACCTAAAGCTCCCGCATTTCACGATCTCGGGGGAGTTCAGTCTCAACCCGCCGAGCGTCCCGCATTTCGGGATCAATTGGTATAAAAAAGCCTACGACACCGGCATGATCCTGAACTCCCCGACGATTTTCGGAGCGTCCGGAAATCACCTCCTCGGAGGCGGAGACGGCAACGGCGGCGAGGTCGTCGTCGGCGAGGACACACTCCAGGGATGGATCGCTGCAGCCGTCGCGGCCGGAGGCGGTGCCGGAAATATCACGATTCCGATCTACCTCGGCAACCGGCGGCTCGAGACCGTCGTCGTCGACGCGAATCAGCGGGCGAACTTCAAGAGTGGAGGGCGCTAATGTACAAAACAATCAAGATAAACGACGAATGGCTCCCGGAGCCGGACAAGGACCTCCAGTTCAGCGCCGAGAAGGTCAAGAACGAAAAAGAAACGGAGGCGGGGACGACGATGGTCATCGTAACGAGGCCGACGCGGATCTCCGTCTCCGGGTCCTTTACCGTCACGGGAGCCTGGATGGAGAAGCTCAGGAGCTACCGAGAAGCGGACACTGTCAAGCTCTCGTGCTACTACCCGGAGACCTCCGTCCTCTCAGATCACACCTGTCAATTCGAGATAACAAAAGAGACACACGTCGCGAAGTCCCGGGAGCAGCTCCCGCGGACCCGCGGCCTTTACCAGGTCGGCGTGACCATCACGGAGCTATAAATGTACAACGTTTCGGACGCCTACAAGGCAGCGATGGCGCAACCGGTCCAGCGGTTCCGACTACGCGGGACGCTCCAGATCGGCGCGCGGTCTATCGCATATACTCAAGAGAATATTGTCAGGGGCTCGTTCCAGTACTCGACGCAGTGCTCCGGCTCGGACAACGTCGAGATCGGGACCGTCTACGTCGGCGAGCTCGATGCGACGCTCATCGGTCTCGCGATCCCGCGGGGAAACCTCAGCGGGGCGAAGTTCACGCCGAAGCTCGGGCTGCTCACCACCGACGGCTGGGAAGACGTCCCGCTCGGCGTTTTTTACATCAACGAAGCAAACTGGACGACCTACGGCCTCGAGATCACGACCTACGACGGGATGAGCCTCCTCGATAAGACGATCAGCCTCGCCTCGTCGATCGGCACGATCTACGATTTCCTCTACGCTGCAGCACTCGCCTGTGGTCTCGAGCTCGGCCAGACCCGCGCGGAGATCCAGGAGGGATTCGCGAACGCGACCGCCTCCCTCTCCGTCTACGAGGAGAACGACATCGAGACGTGGCGCGACCTCGTCGCCTGGTGCGCTCAGACGGCTGGGGCATTCGCAACGGTCGACCGGGAGGGCCGCCTCATCCTCAAGAAATACACAACGGACCCCGTCGACACGATCGACGCGGAGCACCGTCTCACCGGCGCGAAGTTCTCCGATTTCGTCACGCGCTACACCGGCGTCTCCGTCGTCTCGTCGGCGGATAAGGTGACGAAGTACTACGGGCTGCAGCCGGACGACGGCCTGACCTACAACCTCGGCCAGAACCCGCTGCTGCAGTACGGCCTCGAGGAGACGAAGGAGGCTTATGCCCGCGCGATCCTCTCGTTCCTCGCCGTCATCAGGTACACCCCGATGGAGGTCTCCCTCATCGGGAACCCGGCTTATGACATCGGCGACGCGATCGCATTCACCGGAGGCGCCGCCGGAGAAGACGGAGCGCTCTCCTGTATCACGGCAATCGAGTGGACCTACGGCGACGAGTACCGGATCACCGGCGTCGGCCAGAACCCCGCGCTCATGTCCACGAAGAGCAAAGTCGACAAGGACATCGCCGGGCTTCTCTCCGAGGCGAATCAGGACGCGATTCACTACTACGATTACCTCAACGTGAAGGAGATCCACATCGGCGACGGCGAGCGCGGCGAGATCATCCGGTTCCGCTACGCGACGACCAAGGTCACGCACGTCGACTTCCACGCGGAGGTGCACTACACACTCGAGACCACGGAGGGCGACGAGGACGATCTCTACACGGAGCACGACGGCGTGATCCGGGTGACGTACATCCTCAACGGCGAAGAGGTCACGCTCTACCACCCAGTCGAGACAAAGACGGACGGCGAGCACCTCCTCCACCTCCTCTTCACGTGGTTCGCGACGGCGAACGTCGTCGGCGATTTCGTTGTGTACGTCGACATGCTCGGCGCCTCGATCGACATCGGGATCGCTCAGTCCCGCGCCTACATCGCAGGCCAGGGCCTCGTGGGCGACGGAGAGTGGGACGGCACCGTCTCGGCGTCCGACGACGTACCGCCTCTCGACCTCTCGTACGTCCTCCCGGGCTTCACGGATTCGCTCCAGATCGACCGGGCCGACGTCCTCAGCGCGGGCGGCATAACCGAGAAGTTCCGGAGCCTCGACATGACCTACGTCCTCGGCTCGTTCACGGCAACGCTCGGCGACTCGAAGATGCTCCACCGGTTCAGCGTCGCATACAACGCCGCCGAGATGACCTACGACGGAGTGACCGTCGACGGATCGCTCTGGCGGCTTGAAGAGGGCAAGGCGACCGGATCCCTCACCACACCGGCGAAGCCGGTCGAGAGGATCCTCCGCGTCACGTCCGCGCACTCGGGCGACGACGTCGCCTACATCGTCAGCTTCGACGGCGGCACGACCTGGTGGACCTACGCGGCCGGATGGGCCGAGCCCGACTACACTCAGGACGTATACGGCATGTTCGAGGGCACGATGCGCAGCATAACCGAGGCCCAGTGGGCGGAGAAGCTCAGCGGCTCGATTATGGTCCGCGCGATCCTCACCAACGAGGCAACCGTCACGGATATTCAGATATACACGGAGGATATAAAGAGATGATAAAAGGGCACGCAAAAATCGAACTATTTAACGCGGAGACCGGCGACCGGGAGAAGGTCTACGAGGGCGACAACCTTGTCACCAACGCGACGAAGTACCTCCTCGCCTACATGACCAAGATCAACCAGCAGCCGTCCAACGAGGTGTTCCCCATCGCGACGAACGCCCTCGGCGGGATCATGCTCTTCGACAAGGAGCTCCCCGAGGACCCGGACAACATCGACTTCCCCAGCGACGCGAAGCTCGTCGGCTACTCCGACCGCTCGACCAATACGAGCGACACCAAGCGCGGGAGCTTTAACGCTACGGAGTCCGGCCCGACGGACGACGGCTACGTCGCCGTCTGGGACTTCGGCACGTCTCAAGCGAACGGGAACATCCTCAGCGTCTGCCTGACGAGTAACTACGCGGGCGCGAACCCGTATATAAAATTCGTCGACACGAACATCGCGATGACGCTCGGTTTCCGGAACGACGAAAGAAATGCCAGCTACCGCCCGATTCTCTACTACAACGGTTATCTATATTTCCTCCGAGGGAACGAGATCGCGCGAGCAGCCTTTAACCCGTACCGGATGGACTCCGTCCACAACGGGACCGGAGTCGCGAACCTCATGCTCGAGGATAGCGTCGGAGACATCACGGACGCGGAATTCTTCGACGACTGGCGCTATTTGTTCGACGGAAACACGGGGACGCTCTACTCGATCCATTTCCACCACCCGGATTACAACGTCTACCACCCCTACCCGATTTACAAGACATATTACCCGTACAGCAACGACGGAAACGACAAGCCGACGCTCTCGATCCGGAGAATCAAATACTCCGACGGCTCCTGGGGCGTCGGGGACGAGGAGGTCGTCGAGCTCCCGAACGCGCAGCTCAGGAACATCGAACAGGGCTATCAATGCTGCTCGAACGACTACCTCTACTGGGTCAGCTCCTCGAACGCCTCGATTTATATCATCAATCTCAACAACACGGCGGACGTCAAGGAGATCAAGATCGGCGACACCGATGGCGGGGAGCTAAACATCCGAGTCGATAACACGCTCCGGCCCTATCTCAAGGGCGACGGGATCGCGTTCACGTACGTCTTCCGGAAAGATAACACGGACTATTATCGGGCCGGTTTTATCTACTCCGACGGCACGATGAGCATGAGCCCGGCAACCGGCAACCGCCCCTCGGAGGAGAACCCGTCTTACTCGACGTACAAGTTCCCCGAGAGCCTCGCGATGATCAGCCGGAGAGCAGATTGTTTTAACATCTCTGACCAGGGCTCATGGGACGACTACGCGAACGGGATCCACCTCATGGCCGCCTATCTCGGGACGATCAACAACCTCGGGACCGCGATCGAGAAGAACGCGAGCCAGACGATGAAAGTCACCTACACCTTGAAGGACGTCGCGGAGACGTCCTCCTCAGACGACACGAGCGGCACCACAACGACGGAGGCAACGACATGAAGCGGATCAACTACGAGGGCAAGAGCAAGATCCTGATCCGGATCGTCGAGCTCCTCAACCGCAAGGCGGAGCTGGGCGAGACGCACGAGGATGCGGGCTACGGCGATGAGAGCCGGGCCGCGTACGAGCACTCGCTCCTTACGAGCGGAAACCCGCACCACGTCACCGCCGCGGACCTCGGCCTCGGCGCCGTCGTCTCTCAGCTCAACGCGATCATGCTCGCGATCGGAATGCAGCGGAACTGGATCACCCACAAGAACGAGATGATCGTCGACCACGACAACGCCCCGATCTGTTTCCACGGCGCGAACGCGGAGAACTACAACTATTTGCTCTACCACTAAAGAGAAGGAGGAAAGAAAAGCATGGCGGAATCAAGCGGTGTGGCAAAAACCATAGACCAGCTGCCCGAGAAGACCTCCGTCGCCGGGACGGACATGATCCCGATCGACGACGGCGCTCAGTCGTACCGGGTCCTGTGGTCGACGCTCCTCAAGCTGACCGGCGGCGTAAAGACGATCGAGACCTCGAACAACACGACCAAGATCACGCTGCAGGACGGGACGGAGTTCTCGATCACCCAGAGCGACCCGGCGAAACAGGACAAGCTGACGTTCGACTCAGCGCCGACGAAGGACTCGACGAACCCGGTCACCTCTGGCGGCGTCTACGCGGCCGTCGGGGTCGTCTCCGGAGACCTCGCGAAGGAGGCCGAGACGGCACGAGCTGCAGAGCTCAAAAACTCTGAAGCGATCGACAAGCTCAACGGCGACAGCTCGACGGCGGGCTCCGTCGCTCAGCAGGTCAACGCAGCGATCACGAAGCTGATTGCCGGAGCCCCGGCGAGCCTCGACACGCTCAAGGAGATCTCTGACTGGATCAGCGCCCACGCGGAGAGCGCCGCGGCGATGAATACACAGATTAACACCAACAAGAAAGACATCGCCGCGATCAAGCCGAAGGTCCTCGTCTACCAGTACATCGGGTCGGACGGCTACCTCTACAACTCATACACCAAGGAGGCATAAAGAATGGCAGAAATAACAGCAACCGAGCGCGCGCTCAATCACCAGGACGGGATGGACATCAAGGACGCGCTCAACAGGATCGCGGCGGCCAACGAGGCCGCGGCTGCAGCACTCAGTACCACGGACAAGAAGCTCTTCGGCTATCGTCTCTACGACGGCGAGAGCGATCCCGAGACGCGCGTCACCTACCTCGCGGACAACGCGACGTTCGCGAAAGCCTACATGGACTACACGAACGACCGGTTTGTCTACGGAGGATGGGCCGACGCCTTCTTCCTCCCTCGCCCTTGCATGCTCAAGTACGACGGGACGGTCGACTACTACCTCGACCCGGACGACTACACGAAAAAGCTCGACGGCTCCGCCTCGAACATCGCCGACACGTCCTACGGCGGCAACGCGATGATGGAGTGGCCGAAGATCTACGTCAAGAGGGTCGTCACGGACTCATACTACGAGTTTTACTGCTCCAACTACAAAGCGGACGACGACTTCGTCGCGTGGAGCAACTACAACGCGAAGGGCGAGACGAATCATTTCTACACGCCGATCTATTTCGGCAGCTACGACGGGACAAGGCTCCGCTCCCTCTCCGGTCAGTCTAACATGGTCTCACAGACCGCCGCGACGGAGCGCGCAAGGGCTCAGGCGAACGGCGACGGCTGGGACATCGAGACCATGGCGGACCGCCTCCTGATCTGCGACCTCCTCGTCCTCATGGCGAAGACGACCGACACCCAGACAGCATTCGGCGGAGGCGTCAACGGCGCGAGCGCCGCGATCGCTCCAGGAACCATGAACGCGAAGGGCCTCTTCTGGGGCTCCCGCGACGCGCAGACGGGCGTCAAGGTATTCGGCATGGAGAACTGGTGGGGCAATATCTGGCGCCGCGTCGTCGGCTACGTCGTCGACAAGGGGACGCAAAAGATCAAGCTCACCATCGGAACACAGGATGGCTCGACGGCCGAGGGCTACAACCTCACCGGCGAGGGCTACATCACGATAGACGGAGCAACGCCGACCGGATCCTCCGGCGGCTTTATCTCGAAGATGAAGAACACGAAGTTCGGACGGCTCCCTCTCACGATGAGCGGCTCCTCCACGACCTACGAGTGCGACGCGACCTGGTTCAACAACTCGATCGTCGCGGTGGCGCTGTTCGGCGGGGGCTGGGGCGACTGGGCGATCGTCGGGGCCTTCTGCACGACTTTGCGCAGCTCCGCGGCGGGCGCGGACACGTACTTCGGGGCCGCCCCTTCTTACAAGTAACCTTTTCGGGGAGAGGTCGGGGGAGGGATCTCCCTCTCCCCGGTTCGCTCAACGAATAAACAATAACAGGGACTCGGGTCGGCGATGGCGTCGGTGGCGCAGTTCGGCGGGAACTGGAACAACAGGACGAACGTCGGAGCCTTCTACACGAATTTGAACAACTCCGCGACGAACACGAACACGAACATCGGGGCCGCCCATTCTTGTCAAAAATCTTCATCAGTAATGCCGCCCGTTTTCCTCTCCCCTCGGAGAAAATTAAGCCGACCGAAAAGGCGGGGGCCAGTAACCGCGCAAGCGGCGACCGTCCTCGAGGCGATAAGAAGAGAATAAACCATGAAATCATATAAGCACTTATTCGAGAAAATCGTCGAGCACGACAACCTCCTCGAAGCAATCCGGGAGGCGTCTCTCGGGAAACGCGACCGGCCATACATCCGGAAATACCTCGACAACCCGGAGCCATACATCGAAAAGCTCCTGGCGGGGCTCATTGACCGGACGTACAAGATCCCGCACCACGTGCCGAAAATCATCAACGACGGAATCCAGCACAAAAAGCGCGCAATCATCACGCCGGACTTCACGGAGCAGATCATCCACCACGCGCTGATCCAGGTCCTCCGGCCGATCATCGAGCACGGGATGTATGAATACACCTGCGGTTCGATCCCGCTCAGGGGCGCGAGCTACGGGCGGGAGTATATCCGGCGATACATAAAGCGGCACCCGAACGACGTCAAGTACTGCCTCAAGATGGACGTGCACCACTTCTTCCAGAGCATCGACCACGAGGCGCTGAAGAGGCTATTCCGGAAAAAGATTCGGGACGACGACACGCTCTGGCTCCTCGACCTCATTGTTGACAGCTACACCGACCCGGAGACGGGCCAGGGGATCCCGATCGGCTACTACACGAGCCAGTGGTTCAGCAACTGGTTCCTCCAGGGGCTCGACCACTACATCAAAGAGGAGGGCGCCGGGTGCTACGTCCGCTACATGGACGACATGGTCGTCTTCGGGCCGAACAAGCGAAAGCTCCACGAGCTCCGCCGCAAGATCTCCGCCTACCTCGGAGACCTCGGGCTCGAGCTCAAGAGCGACTGGCAGGTATTCCGGTTCGACTACGGCGGCAAGTACAGATTCCTCGATTTCATGGGTTTTCGGTTTTACCGGGACCGCGTTACGCTCCGGCGCTCGATCTACTACCGAGTCGTCAGGAAGGCGGCAAGGCTCCGGAAGAGGCAGCGCTACAACTGGTTCGTGGCCTGCCAGATGATCAGCTACCTCGGCTACATCCGAGGCGTCGACTGCTACAACGTATGGCTCAACAGGATCAAGGGCAAGATCTACCCGAAATACCTGAAGCGAATACTCTCAGCACATCAAAGGAGGATAAACGATGACAGATTGGACAAAAGCGGAGGCGAGCTCCTCCCCGTCGGAGTTTGACACGACGAGCAGCGAGACGACGGTCTACCAGCGCCGCAACATCACCAAGGAGACGCGCGAAGCTCCGGACGGATCCGCCTCGGTGGTCTACGTCTACGAGGAGCGCAAGCTCACCCGCGCCGACTACGCGGAGTTACTCGCAAAACAGAACAGCGACGCGATCGACGAGCTCGTTCTCAGTCAGTTAGGAGGGATCTAAATGTACGCAAGACTCAAGAGACTCTATAAAGCGGGGCGGCTCGATAAAGCGGGGCTGCAGAAGGCCGTCAACCTCGGGTGGGTAACCGAGGAGGAGATGCAGGCGATCATCGACGAGGGCGCCGAGGGATGAGCCTCGAGCAGATCGCCCTCGCACAGGAGGAGATCATCGCGAAACAGTCCGCGGTGATCCGCGCTCTCCTCGAGGAGCTCTCGCAGTATCGGGCAATCACAGCAGAGGAGCAGCGCCTCCTCGACCTACAAGAAAAGGAGGACAACAAATGACACCAACACCGGGATGGGCGCCCGGAGACGTCGCGACGATCGTGCTCTGGGTCTGCGCGGCGATCTCAACGGTCGCGGGAGCGATCACCGTGGTCGTGAACACAGTCAAGGCAGCAAAGAAACCGGAGAAGGCCCAAAACGAACGGATCGCGAAGCTCGAGCAGCGAATGGACGACGCCGAGAAGCATCTCGACAACGACAAGCGCCGGTTCGGGTTCCAGGAGACCGAGGCGGCGATCACTCGCCGGAGCCTCCTCGCTCTCCTCGGGCACGCGATCACGGGAGACAACGAAACGCAGCTTCAAAAAGCCTACGACGACCTCAATTTATTCATCACAGGAGGAAAAACTAATGAGCACTCTGACTAATCCGAAATGGTGGGCGGCGGCAACCGTCCGCGCAATCAAGACAGCAGCGCAGGCCGCGATCGCGGCGATCGGATCCACTGCTATGGTGACCGAGGTCAACTGGGTCGTGGTCGCATCGACCGCGGGCCTCGCGGCATTCCTCAGCTACATGACAAGCCTCGCCGGGCTCCCGGAAGTAAAGGAGGAGTAACATGGCCGTTAATCTCAAAGGGATCGACGTCTCGACCTGGCAAGGCGTCATAAACTGGCCGCAGGTCAAGGCGGCCGGGATCCAGTTCGCGATCGTCCGCGCCGGTCACGGCACGAGCCGCGACAAGTACTGGGAGAAAAACTACGCCGGAGCGAAGGCCGCTGGGATCCGGGTCGGCGCGTACTGGTATTCGGAGGCGAAGAGCACGACCGGAGCCGCCGCCGAGGCGGACAAGTTCCTCACCGTCCTCAAGGGGAAGGTGCTCGAGTTCCCGGTCTACTATGACATCGAGGAGAAGAGTCAGTTCGCAAAGGGAAAGGCGTTCTGCTCCTCGATTGCTCTCACCGTCCTCAAAAAGCTCACGGCGGCGGGCTATCTCGCCGGGCTCTACACCTCGACCGGATTCACGCCGTATTTCTCCTCGGAGGTCCTCAGGAACTACCCGTTCTGGTGCGCTCAGTACAACACGCGCTGCACCTACGGCGGGCCCTACGGCATCTGGCAGCACTCCAGCAAAGGAGCGGTGGCCGGGATCTCCGGCAACGTCGACCTCGACATCGGTTACGTCGAGTACTCGACGGAGATCAAGTCGAAGGGCCTCAACGGATTCGGCGCGGCGGCTCCGGCTCCGGCTCCGGCCGCAACGCCAACGACGACGGACGCGCCCGCGGGCACGATCATGGAGCTCGCGACGAGAACCCTCGCCGGAGACTTCGGCACCGGAAAAGACCGCCGGGCGACGCTCGGGAGCAAATACGCCGCCGTGCAGGCGGAGGTGAATCACCGGCTCATGGCACCGGCTGCGGAGCTCGCGAAGGAAGTCCTCGCGGGCCGCTACGGCAACGGCGATGCCAGGAAGGCCGCGCTGAGTTCCCGCTATCAGGAAGTGCAGAACATCATCAACGGAACCGTAAATAAAAAGAGCGTGAGCGAGATCGCGGAGGAGGTAATCCGCGGGGAGTGGGGAAACGACCCTGAGAGGACTGCAAAGCTCAAGGCCGCGGGCTACGACCCCGCAAAGGTGCAGCGGCTCGTGAACGCAAAGCTCAAGGGATAAAGGAGGCCGAGATGGTCAAGATCATCATGGCGACAGCACTCGCCGCGGTGATCACGATCGGCGTCGGATTCGTCGGCGCCGCCCTCGGGATCATCACGGTCGGCAACTATCAACGATAGAAGCTCAGGAGCCCGGGCTCCGGAGATTCTGGCGGCCCGCTCGTCTATTTGACGGCGGGCCTCTTTTTGTGTTACGCTACCCGAGGAGTTTCTATAAACAGAACCGCGAAACCCTCAAAAACGAACGGCCGGTGGGTTCGCGTAAGACTACGTGAGCTCCACGTTACGGGCCGTATCCGAACCCCGGATGCGGCCTTATTTTTCGGCTTTTTCTCGGTGATATTGTAATAAATAACCGCTTTGTCATTATAGACATCGACCCGGGCGACGAACGTCTCGACGAGACGCTTCCGAAACTCCGGGTCTTTTTTGTCGCCGTTTTTGAAGGACCGGAGCCACCCCTCAATGACATCCCGCGGGATCGTCGGCCGCTCATACTCCGCCTGGCGGATCTTTTGCTCGAGCTCTGCCGCCTCGTCGGTGAGCTCCTGGAGCCTTGAGACTAGAATGTCCGGAGCGTTTCCGAGCTCAATCGCGCGGACAAGGTTCGCCTGTTTTTTCTTGTTTCCATCGAGCGCCGCCCTCAGCGGCACGGCCGGCGACTCTTTAGCACCCTCGGCCTGAATATCCATGACCTCATCGGTGAGCGCTTTGATCGTTTCGTCGGTGAGCATATCCTCGACGGTCGCGGAGACAACGAGATCCTCCAGAACGTCGCGCGGAATCGGCTTGAGCTCGCACGGATCTCCGCCGCGCTTATGTTTCGGGCAAGCGTAGTACCGGTAAACTTTGCCCATCTTGCCTGTTCCGCAATCGGCGACGATCATCGTCCGGCAATACCCGCAAAAACACCGGCACGAGAGCAAATAGGCCTCTTTTGCCTTGCCCGAGGCATTTATGTTTCGGTTTCTCGATGTCTTGTGCATTTTCTGAGCCTCCTCGAAGGTTTGCGGGTCAATGATCGGATCGAATCGGAGCTCGACGCCGCACTCGTCAAAGATCCCGAGGTATCGCCTGTTCCGGAGCATTCTGCCGACGACGCCCGGTTCCTATTATACGCTCTGTAAAATAAAAATTATACACTTTGTAAAAAATTGATTGACAAAAGTTTACGGAACGTATAACGTATTAGTCGAGGTATACAAAACGTAAACCTCAAGCACAGAAAAAGCCGCGCCGGCAAGCGCGCACCGAGACCGCGGCATATATCACAAAATGGAGGCACTAAATGACGCTAAACATGATGAGCATCGAGGAGCGGAAAAAGCTCGGGCAAAAGCTCAGACAGCTCAGACTCGACGCGGGTGAGACCCAGACACAGACCGCCGACGCGATCGGCGTGACCGTGGGCGCCGTTTCTCTATACGAGGCCGGCGAACGAGTCCCCGCGGATCCTGTTAAGTCTGCAATTTCCCGACATTTCAACGTCCCGGTCGATATTTTTTTTGCTTAATAGGTATACGAAACGTATACACGGAGGCACTCAATGACAAAAATCTCAAGATACAGACATAAAAAGCGGGAGGCATGGGAAACCCGGGCCGGTCTTTTCTTAATGGCCACGCTCGTTTTCGCGACGTTCATCGACAGTGACGGCATCGTCGGCACGGTCACTCTGACCGGTGCCGCTGTCTCCGCATTGCTCGCGGGTGGCTGCGAGCTCCTCGCCTCGAGGTGGTCCTAATGGATCGACACCCCGAGCTGAGACACCTCGCCGAGGCACTGATTGAGGCGGTCTACGCCGATCAGAAACGACAGGCGACGGCGGAAAACACTAACAAGTCAAAGGAGGCACAACATGAAAATCACACTTGAGTTCAGCAACGCGGAGAGATTTATGAAAGAGCTCCCCCAGTTCGCAAAGGTCATCGGTTTCGCGGCGAATTTCGTGACATTCAGCCATATTGACAAGGACGGCCGTGACATTGAGATCCAGGCCGATGTCCCGGAGGTCATCGACACCCCGGACGGTAAGAAGATCAAGAAATCCGACGGAGATCGTATCCTCGAGGCCGCAAAAAAGGTCGGAGCTTTTAAGGAAGTAGCCCCGGCAGAGAGCTCAGAGAGCCCTCAGAACGCTCCGAAAGAATCAGAGGGTAAATCGCCCACCGAGACCACAAAGGCCCCGGAAAAGAAGAAAACAGAGGCCTCAGCTAAGCCTGAGGACGCTATGCCGAAACCGGTCGATCCACCTAAAGGAACACCCGACATCGCCGCCGTCCGCAAGGTTCTCCATGCAGCTATCAAGGCCGGGCACAAAGACGAAATGAAAGCGCTCCTCGGCAAGCTCGGCGCCCAGAGCGTCAGCACGCTCGATCCGTCTAAGTTCATCGAGTTCATCGCCGAGGCGAACAAGATCGGAGGCGGAAACAATGCCTAAACACGCAAAGCTCTCTGCGAGTGGTGCCGAGCTCTGGACAAATTGCCCGGGATCGGTGCACATGGCCGAGTTATTTCCGGAGACCACGTCGCCGGCTGCCGAGGAGGGAACCCTCGCGCACGCTCTGGCTCAGACCATGATCGAAAATGCCCGCGCCGGATCGATCTCTCCTCAGATCTCCGCCGAGTATATGGTCGAACGCGATAACGTCAACGCATTCTACTCAGTACACAAAGAGCTCGCAGGATCGTTCGATGACATGAAGAAAACCCTCGAGCCCTATGTCGACTACGTCATGGAGGAATACGAAGCGATCCGCAAAAAGGACGCGGCCGCCGAGCTCATGACTGAGCAGCATGTCGACTTTTCCGACATCGTTCCGGGAGGTTTCGGAACGTCGGACGTTGTTATCATCGGCGACGACACCTGTGAGGTCATTGATCTCAAGTATGGCAAGGGCGTCCCAATCAGCGCGATCGCGAACCCTCAGATCCGTCTCTACACCTACGGCACGATGTCCGCCTTTGATCTCTCCTACGATTTCAGCCGAGTCAAGATGGTCATCTATCAGCCCCGCCTCGACTCGGTGACATCTGAGGAGCTCACGGCTGACGATCTCCGCTCCTGGGGCAAGGCCGTCATCGCTCCCGCTGCAAAGAGGGCGCTCAGTAAAAACCCGAAATACAACCCCGGACCGTGGTGCAAGTCTCATTTTTGTCCGGCTGCCGGATCCTGCAAGGCCCGCGCCGCGAAAATGCACGAGTTCGAGGACATGATCGAGCGCCGACGCAAGGACGACGCCGTTCTCTCCGGAGACGATATGGGCAAGGCACTCAGCACCGCCCGAGAATACACGGCATGGGCTAAGGATCTCGAAAACGAGGCCCTTGAACTCGCTCAGAGCGGCGAGGCCGTGACCGGGTGGAAAGTCGTAGAGTCCGTGGCAAAGCGAAAGTACAAGAGCGAGGAAATCGTCGCGGCGACACTCGTCAAGGCCGGCTACGATCCCGCCCTCATCTACGAGAAAAAGCTCCTCGGCGTGACCCAGATGACACAGCTCATGGGAAAAAAGGAATTTCACGAGGTGCTTGAGGAGCCCGGGCTTGTCTTTAAGCCCGAGGGAGAGCCGACACTGGCACCGGAAAGCGATAAACGTCCCGCGATTGTGACAACCGTCACCGCGGATGATTTCAACGATTAACAAGGAGGACAAAGAAAATGGCAGACAAGAAGTACACAGCAATGATCAAGAAGGACGGCAGCGTTATCACTGGACTGGTAAGACTCTCCTACCCGCACCTTTTCGAAAAGGATGAGGCAAGCGACAAGTACAGCGCATCGCTGATTATTCCAGGCGATGACAAGGAGAGCCTCAAGGTCCTCGAGGCCGCGGTAGAGCTCGCAAAAGAGGACGGCAAGAGCAAGAAATGGGGCGGCAAGATCCCGGGCAAGCTGACGCTCCCGATCCATGACGGAGATGAATCGACTGATAGTTCCGGAGCTTACGACGGCAACTACTACTTCAGCGCGAGATCCAGCAGCAAGCCGAAGCTTTTCGACGAGGACGGCATCGAGGTCATTGAGCCAGAGGATCTTTATCCCGGATGCTACGTTCGCGCGATCGTCGCTTTTTACCCCTATAACACGAGCCAGAACGGAATCGGTGCCATTCTCAAGGGGATCAAAAAGGTTAAGGACGGCGATCCGCTTGGCGGAAGCAACAACGTGACCGCGGACGACTTTGAGGAGGACGACGATGTCGACGACGATCTCGACTGAGATGGGCATAGACGTGGAGACCTTTTCGGGAACCGACATTAAATACGGGGCCTACGCTTATGCGGACGCGCCTGATTTTGAAATTATACTCGTCGCGTACAAGATCGGGGACGGTCCCGTCAAGCAATTCATGCCGAGACGCTTCGCCGAGAGGCCTGGCGTCCTGGGCGTGGATCTCGACGGATCCGGAGAGCAGATATCTCTCTTCGGAGTGACGGATCTGCTCAAAGAGCTGCAGAAAGACGGCACAATCCTCGATGGTGATGAGGATGAGTTCCTGGAAGCGCTCCATGATTCCGCGATCATCAAGACAGCATACAATGCAAACTTCGAGCGGACAACGCTCGGCAGATATTACGACACCGACTGCAATCCGGATGAATGGCGATGTACGTCAGTTCTGGCATCGACGCTCGGATTGCCTAGGTCGTTGGATAAGGCAGGCGAAGCGCTCGGACTTCCGGAAGATCAGAAAAAACTGAAAACGGGCAAGGCGCTGATCCAGTATTTCTGCAAATATGTAACACCGACAAAGACCAACGGCCACCGGAACCGGAATATGCCGAAAGACGATCCGGATCGCTGGCGACTTTTCTGCACGTACAACAAGCAGGACGTTGTCACAGAACAGGCGATCCTAGACAGGCTCAAGCGCTTCCGTCCGATTCCAAGAGAGCAGAGGCTCTGGTCCGTGGATCAGAACATCAGCGACCGAGGGATCCGGATCGATGTTCCCTTTGTCCAGGGCATTGTGGAATATGACAAAACACGTGTAGAAAAATGCGAAGACGAGGCCAAAGAAATCACCGGACTGGAGAATCCGAATTCTATACCACAGCTCAAGACGTGGTTCTCCGCGAACGGCGCGCCCGGACTCTCATCAGACATGAGCACGGCAGCAGTCGCCGAGGCCTTAAAGCCCGGACACGAGAGCCTCTACTCCCCGAAAGTGCGGAGAATGCTCAGACTCAGACAAGCCCTCGGCAAGAGCAGCACAAAAAAATATCAGACCATGCTCGACTCGGTCTGCCGGGACGGCAGAGTCCGCGGAATGCTCCAGTTCTACGGCGCAAACCGGACCGGACGATGGGCCGGCCGGATCGTTCAGCTCCAGAACCTACCGCAAAACCACATCCCGGATCTCGACCTCGCGCGGCAAACCGTCGCGGAAAGAGACTTCGAGACTCTGGAAATGATGTACGGCGAACCGGCGCAAGTGTTCAGCGAGCTCGTGCGGACGGCGTTCATACCGTCTGACGGGTGCCATTTCATCGTCACAGATTTCTCGGCGATCGAGGCCCGGGTCATTGCATGGCTCGGCGGGGAGCAGTGGCGCCTTGACACATTCCGGAACGGCGGAGACATCTACTGCGCCTCAGCATCGCAGATGTTCGGGGTTCCCGTCGTAAAGCACGGTGTCAATGGGCATCTTCGGCAGCGCGGCAAGGTCGCAGAGCTGGCGCTCGGCTACGGCGGCGGCGTCGGCGCTATGAAAACTATGGACACAACTCATACGATCCCGGAGGAGGACATGCCGGACATCGTGAGCAAATGGCGCGAGAGATCGCCGAGGATCACCCGGCTCTGGAAACTGTTCGAGCGGTGCGCTCAGACAACGATTGAGACCGGCCGCAGATCCTTTGCCTACATTGAGGCGATCGGAGACGACGGACGGTATCACAAGCGAACGGTCAACGGCAAGCCGATCGCGATCGGGTTCTCGATGGACGAGATCGACGGCCGGCGGTTCATGTTCGTCAAGCTTCCCAGCGGTCGGTCGATCGCTTACCCGTGGCCGGCACTCCAAGACGGCAATTATGGCAAAGAGATCGAGTACTGGGGCACAGATACAGCACACACCTGGGCGCCGATCCGGACCTACGGCGGCAAGCTCACAGAAAATATCGTCCAGGCGACCGCGAGGGATTGCCTGGCAGAAAAAATGATAAAGGTCGAGGCAATGGGCTATCACGTCGTTGCCCATATCCACGACGAGATGATCATCGACGTGCCGCGAGCCGACGAGGCCGCGTTTGCCAAGATCGACGGGCTCATGGCCGAGCCGATCGACTGGGCGCCGGGCCTCCCGCTCAAGGGCGGAACCTACGAGTGCCCCTACTATCAAAAGGACTAAAGGAGGTGGCGACATGATGACTTGCGACTACGACTACGGCGCCGGAGAACGGCGGTATTACGAGGGGGACATTATCAGCATTAAGGGAGACCCGGATAAAAACGAGGCCGACGCTCTCGGAATCGTTGCATACTCAGGAGACGACGGCAGCTTCGCGATAATCACGGCCGACGGTTATATCGGTTTTGGAGAGCGAGTCGTCACGGAACCGACGGGCAAACGCTTCGACCTCTCGCCGCTCTATGACAGACTTCGCGCGGGAGGCTTTAGGGTTAAGGAACAGCCGGGCGGCCAGTTCAAGGTCGGCGATATTGCCCTCCAGGCCCCCGACGACTTCGCGCCTGGCGTCGTTTTTCATGTCTTCAATAACGGAGACGCGGCGATGCTCCTGCCGGATGGAATGAGTCTGGGAACGCCGCCGCAATATCTCAGGGCGACGGGCGAGACGTTCGACCTCTCGCCCATGTTTAACAAGATCAGAGGGTAAAGGAGATTATAGAGATGGCTCAGTATTACATGTTTATCTGCCCGAACTGCGGCGCAGATATGAGAGGAGAACAGGATGAATGATTTAATCAGCAGGCAGGCGGCGATTCGATGGGTAAAAACCGAATGCAATCCATACGGAAAACCTACGCTTGATTTTGAAAGCGGCAAAAAAGGTTATAGAGCATCTGGAACAGATGCCATACGCACAGCCGGAAATCATATGGTGTAAGGATTGCAAGCACTGGGATGGAGTGGACACCTGTGATGTGATCGATGCGCCTGTCTGGGACAATGATTTTTGCAGTATGGCGGAGAGGAGGAGCGATGAGGAATGATTATATAACAAGACTTGTGCAGATTTGTTTGGATATTGCCAATGTTGCAGATGAGCGTGGCGAAGTAGACAAGCCATATTTTGAAGAACTTGGACTTGGATATAGGGCATTAAGCGGAATCCTTCGCCGTGGGTGTAAAGAAATCATTGATTTACAGAACAACTATCACGGAGCAATCGAAGCAAAAAACCTTGCAAAGATAGGCGAGAAAGAAGCACACGATGTTTTGGAAGAGATGTTCGGAGACAGAGAAGTATACACGATTAACGACAAGGACAAGGAACGGATAAAGGCATTTGTTAGGTCGATTCAAGATGAATGGGAAAGGAAAACCGACGAATGATTTAATCAGCAGGCAGGCGGCGATTGATGCCGTGTGGTGGTAGGAGGGACACATGCTGAACAGTGGAATGTTTACGTCAGATACGTCAGAATGGGCAACACCGCAGGACTTCTTTGACAAACTGAATGCGGAGTTTCATTTCACGCTCGACCCGTGCGCTACTCCCGAGAACGCAAAGTGCGGGAAGTTCTACACGAAGGAGCAGAACGGACTCGCACAGGACTGGACGGGTGAAACGGTATTCTGCAACCCGCCGTATGGCAAGGAGATCAGCGCATGGGTTGAGAAGTGCTATAAACATAGTCTGAGTGGGGAGTGTGCGGTAATGCTTATCCCTTCTAGAACTGACACACGATGGTTTCATGAGTGGGTATACGGGAAAGCAGAATTGCGATTCGTCAAGGGCAGACTGCGTTTTAACGACAGCAAAGGCAGTGCGCCTTTCCCGTCACTCGTGGTCGTATACAGAGGAGCAACACATGATGAGAAGTTGCCACCTGCACAACTTAGCACGGACTTAATCAGCAGACAGGCGACGATTGATGCGCTTTATGATTGGAGCGAACATAGCATGACGGATGCGGAAGCATGGCATATCAAACAGGTTATCGGAGATATAAAGTCGCTGCCATCCGCACAGCCAGAACAGCGGTGGATTCCATTCAAAACTAGACCGTTGACGAAAGAGGAAAAAGAAGAGTATCCCGAATGGGACGGCATTCTCGATTGCAAACTGCCAGATGACGGACAGCGGATATTAGTAAACGTTAGCGTCCGTGGGCATGAAAGTGTCCAGTATGACGAATTTTATACGGACGATGGAAGTTATCTGGATAGTGGGTATGAGATAGGTACAGAAGCAACTGCATGGAGGCCTCTGCCAGAACCGTATAAGGCAGAAAGTGAGGATAAGGAATGAGTGACTTAATCAGCAGGCAGGCGGCGATTGAGGCGGAGGATAGTAAATGATTCAACTCTTACACGGTGATTGCTTGGAACTCATGAAAGATATTCCGGATAAAAGCATCGACATGATTTTATGCGATTTGCCTTATGGCGTTACTAAAAATAAATGGGATAGTGTTATACCTCTTGATATTTTATGGAAAGAATATAAAAGGATTATAAAACCTAATAGAGCGATTGTATTAACTTCGACTCAACCTTTTACATCACAGTTAATAATGAGTAACTTAAATATGTTTTCTTATGAGTGGATATGGGTTAAGTCTAAAATAACCGGAGTGTTAAACGCTAAAAAAATGCCCGTAAGAAAACACGAAAATATATTGATTTTTTGTGATAAAAAAGCCACCGGAGTATATAATCCACAAGGTCTAATACCTAAAAATACGATAACTAAACAAGGTGGTAATTCTAATAATTATGGTAAAAGAAAAACTGAGGACTATATACAAGAATGGACTAATTATCCTAGAGATGTATTAGAGATAGCGAGCGAGGGTAAAACAATACACCCGACACAGAAACCCGTAGCTTTATTAGAGTATTTAATAAAGACTTATACTAATGAGGGCGAGATAGTGTTAGATAATTGTATGGGTAGTGGAACAACAGGAGTAGCTTGTAAAAATCTTAATCGTAATTTTATTGGAATGGAACTTAAAGAAGAGTATTTCAAAATTGCAGAGGAGAGAATAAACAATGCAAGACTTAATCAGCAGACAGGCGGCGATTGATGCGGTTAAAAAGCACTATAGAACACATGATAACGATCTGCTTGAATTGATCGCTTTGCATGGGCGTTGTATCAGGTATGGAAGGAGATCGCAATGAAAATTGAAAGAATGACAGAAATTGAGACATCCGATATCGAAGTTGGCGACCGGATCCACGTCGGTCATTACACGGCAACGTGCCAGGAGATCACGCCAAAGGGCGCGCTATTCTTCCTCGATCAGTACCTCGACAAGGCCTTCCCGATGAACTGGAATGACACGAACGAGGGCGGGTATGAAAAGAGCTACCTGCGGAAAGCTCTGCAAAGCGACGAGGTGCTGAATGTCTTCGCGGACATCCGCGACTACATGGTGCCGTTTGATAACGGCGACCTGCTGCGGATCCCGTTTGCCGGCGAACTTTTTGAGAAGCTGCCGAGCTGGTGCAAGCCGGACGGTTATGAGCAGTGGCCGCTTATGCAGGACCGCCGCAACAGATTAGCCTCGAGATGCGGCGAGTACGAATGGGGCTGGATCAATAACAAGGTTAAATCATCCTCGACGGCTTTCTGCCTTGTCGACTACGACGGCCTTGCGCTCGACGGTTACGCCTCGACCGTCGTCGGGGTCCGGCCGGCTTTCCTAATCGCATAATCGGGCGGGCTCGTCCCGCCCCGTGGAGGGTGAAAACATGAAAAGAAATAAAAAAATCTATATCTCCGGGCCTATAACCGGGGTCCCTGGAGCAATCTCCGCGGCGCATTTCGCGAGAGCTGAGCAAGATCTCCGCGAGCTCGGGTTCTGCAATATCATCAACCCTCGATTCATGTTCGAAGGCACCGGGCTCAGTTATGACGTCATCATGAGGCACTGCCTCGATCTTGTCTGCTCGGCGGACGCCGTCATCCTCTTGCCCGGGTGGAAACATTCCCGCGGGGCTCAGATGGAACTCGGCGCGGCTTATGCGCTCCGGCTGCCGGTCTACGAATACGACGCGGGATGGTCTCGCGATCATATCGAGGCCTAAGGGAGGGACATCAATGCAGCAACAAGCCGAAAAAAATATCCTCGAGTTTCCGCCGGCGCCTCATATCGACCACGATCGCCGGCTCTGGATCTCGACGGGAAAGAACCGATACGACAAGCACTGGAAAAACAAGCAGTACACATGGGCGGCCCTGCTTGCCCGGCTGGAGAAGCCGACAACGACTCCGGAGACCTTCGCCGAGTATATGCGGATGAGCAAGGCGGAGCAGGACGACGCAAAGGACGTCGGCGGCTTTGTCGGCGGTACCCTGAGCGAAGGCCGCCGATCTGCAAAAACAGTTAAAACACGGTCGATCATATCGTTCGACCTCGATTTCGCACCGGTCGACTTCTATGCCGGGATAAAGCTCGACGGAGCCTATGCGTCAGCCTGCTATTCGACGCACAAGTACCAGCCGGAAAAGCCGAGGCTCCGGCTGCTCATCCCGCTCTCGCGGGACGTGAGCGCCGACGAGTACGAGGCAGTCGCTCGTATGCTTGCGACAGACATCGGCATGGACTACATGGACCCGTCGACATTTCAGCCGTCTCGGCTCATGTACTGGCCAAGCCACGCGGAGGACGCGCCGTACTTTTTCGATTATGTCGACGCTCCGCTACTGGACCCCGATGACGTGCTGAGACGATACCCAGAGGGCGAATGGCATGACGCCTCCCTCTGGCCGACGTCAAAGCTCGAGGCGGACTCACACCGCAAGGTCGCGGACAAGCAAGCCGATCCGACGACCAAGCCGGGCATCGTGGGCGCGTTCTGCCGTGCCTACACCGTGCCCGAGGCGATTGACAAGTTCCTCGGCGACGTCTACGCGCCGACGGATCACGAGGATCGTTACACTTATATCCCCGGATCGACGACGGCCGGCCTTGTCATCTATGACGGCGGCAAGTTCGCGTTCTCAAATCATGGGACGGATCCGGCCGGCGGTCTCGAGTGCAATGCCTGGGACCTTGTCCGGATCCACAAGTTCGGCGGCGAGGACGACAGTGTCCGGGGCGACATCGCGCCCAACAAGCGCCCGAGCTTCAAGGCAATGGAAGACTTCGCACTCAAGGACGAGGAGACGCTCCGGATCTACGACGCGGAGCACCACAGCGTAAAGGCCTCAGACTTTGACGATGGAGAGCAGACAGAGCTCACGCCCGCCGACGTCCGCCTCAAGCTCGACCGCTCGGGCAAAGGCGTCATCGAGAAATCGGTCGTCAATGCCGGCCGTGTTTTCGAGCTCGATCCGGCGCTCCAGGGGCTCACATATGACCTCCTCGCCGGTGACATCAAGATCGACCCGGAACACCCGGTTCCCTGGAAACGCCGGCCGGGGTCATGGACCGACGCGGACGACGCTCAGCTCTACACCTACGTCGCAAGCAATTATGCCGAGTTCCCGAGGCAGTACGTCCTCGATCAGAAAATCATAAGAGCCCAGGGACGATCGTTTCACCCCGTCAAGCAATACCTTGAGGGGCTCGAGTGGGACGGAAACGCGCGCGCGGCGACGCTCCTCATCGACTATCTGGGCGCCGAGGACAATGTTTACACCCGAGAGGCGACTGAAAAGACGCTTCTCGCCGCGATCCGGAGGATCTACGAGCCCGGGTGCAAGTTCGACAATATGCTGATTCTCTCCGGACCGCCCGGGACCGGCAAGTCGACGCTCGTCGCTAAGCTCGCGGGGCGATGGTTCTCTGACAATCTCACGTTCGAGGATATGAAAGACAAGACGGCCGCCGAAAAGCTCCAGGGCTACTGGATCATCGAGATCGGCGAGCTCAAGGGTATGCGGAAGATGGACGTTGAGTCTATCAAAGCGTTCGTCTCCCGGCAGGACGACATCTACCGCGCGGCATACGGCCGGAACGTCGAGAAACACCCGCGTCAGTGCGTCATTTTCGGAACTGTAAACAACGCCGGCGGCTACCTCAAGGACATCACCGGAAACCGCCGGTTCTGGCCGATCGAGATCACAGGACAAACCGAACAGAAACCATGGAACCTCACCGACGCCGATCGGGATCAGATCTGGGCCGAGATGTTTTTCCGCTACAAGGAACTCGGCGAGACGTCGCTCCTACTCTCCAAGGACGCGGCGGCGATCGCGCTCGAAAAACAGACCGAGGCGCTCGAAAGCGATGAGCGCGAGGGCCTCGTCGAGGCGTTCCTCTCCCAAAAGCTCCCGAAAGACTGGCAGACGATGGGAAGGGAAGCCCGGATCGCGTTTCTCGACGGAGACGCCGACTCGATCCTGCCGATCCCGCGCGCCGAGGAGGCAACCGAAGACCGCGAGATCGTCGCCGTCGTCGAGATCTGGTGCGAATGTTTTCGGAATCCGCTCGCGCGGATCACCCGGAAGGACTCCTACGACATAGCCTCGATGCTTATGCGGCTCGGATGGGTCCGCACCGATCAGCGGCAGTACATCGCCGACTATGGCCGGCAGAGGGTTTTCGTTAAACAAACAAGATAGGAGGAAAACGACTATGTATTTTGGTAAACCGATCCCCGAGTGGATCACTGAACACAGAAACGACACGATCACGCTCGGTGAAATAAGCGACGCTTGCGAAAAGGCTCAAGCGAGCTGTCTCAGACTCGCGGAGAGAGTCCTCAAGGTAGGCCGCGATCAAGATCTAACTGCCTACGCCTGGTTCATGCAGGAATACATGAACGAGGGGAAAGCGCTGAACATCGCACTCCAGATCCTCGGCGAGCGCTACGGATATCCGGAGGATCCGCTGGAAGAAGGTGACGACAAATGAGTATCTGCGATCGGTGTGAAGAATACGGAGCCTGTGACTGCCAGCACTGCAGCCTTGGCAATCCGTGTATCGGATGCACGGACTACGATGAGGCAAGCGACACTTGCCGATCTAACGGCGCGTGCTATGACTGGTACGCGAAGCAGGACGCTGAGAAAGAGGGTGCACCGGAATGAAAAAGGAGAAAACAATGATTGAATACATCGGAAAAACGGCGATGCTCGAGCAGCTCGCTGAGGAAGCGACGGAGCTGGCCAAAGCTGCTCTGAAGCTCGCGAGGATTTACCGGGCAGAAAATCCGACGCCGGTCACGGAGGACGAGGCCTACAAGAATCTCGTCGAGGAGTACACCGACGTCGAAACATGCGCTAGGGAGCTGTGCCTTCGCGCGGATCCGGAGATCGAAGCCGCAAAGCGGCAGAGATTCATGACACGGATCCGCTCCTGGGATAAGAAACCGCATCCTGTAGACTGTGACTGGCCATCTGATGATGGTCCGGTGACTGAGCCCGAAGACGACGATGACATTATTCCGTTCTGCTAAGGAGGAAAATGAAATGAAAATGACAGAGGAAACCCGGAAATTATTGAACGCGGAAAAGGATTTCGAGAAGCGCGGCCACAAGGCGACGCTCGTCCAGAACACCGACCGCTACACAGTCATCGACTGGAGGAAAGCCGACGGCAGCGGCGACTACTATGTGAACTATATCATTGACAAGAAGCGCGGATCACTCATTATCTCCGGAGATCTCGGGGATTGCATTGCGACATGGTACCATCCGAACAGCGTGCACAATATCACCGAGTATACCCGGAGCATCTACTACTTTATCAGAAAATTTCAGTGCTCCTCCGATCGGTTCAACTGGGACGAGGACGACATCATTGACGACATCGAGGAGAAACTCAAAGACAGCGGTGTGGATTTCGACGATGACGATTTCAAGGACGACTGGGAGGAGTTCCAGGACGAGCTCCCGAACTATGTCAACGCGCATGGCTTTTTCCCGAACGGCGAGGTCGCCGAGTTCCTGGACAAGTATCTTGGCGATGACTGGTGGGAGGGCTCCGACTCATGGGGCAGATCTATCGACCCGAGGGTCTATCTCTGGGTTGCGGGTCTCAATATGGCCGTCGATCAGCTCGACGAGGCCGGGCTTTTATCAGAGGAGGACTAAGGCTATGAGGATTTTAATCGACATTTTGGCGGTGATCGGCGCGATCACCGTCGTCTCTACGATCGGCACGGTTATTGTCATGATTATCGATGGAAGGCAGGGTGAATGAACAGGCAGCAGCGACGCGCGGCGGGGATCAGCGGCAAGGACCCTGCCCGCATGATGAGGCAGAGCGACATCGACCGGATCCGGCAGCAGGCGGAGCTCGACGCTTCCGCTGAGGCGGTGGCCATGCTCTTGTCCCTTGTCATTAAGGTCATGCACGAGAAATACGGATGGGGTTTCAAGCGTCTCGGCGATCTGAGCGAGGCGATCGTTGACGAATGGAACGAGGTCGATAATAGCGGGATGACACTCAAAGACTACCAAGAATACGTCTATCAAATGACCGGCGTGAAGTTCAAAACGACCGATTAAATCATGGGACAAGCTCCCGAAAATGACGGGACAAGCTATGGGACAAGCGGGACAAGCTCCGGAGCTTGTCCCATAGGTCGGCGCCGAGGCATGGGACAACGGGACAAGTTCAAAGGCGCTTGTCCCATAGCTTGTCCCATCCGAAAACGTTGATTTTATAGGCTTTATAGCCATTTATGGGACAAGGGACAAGAAAATAAAACAAAACAATTTCACAGAAAAAACTACCTGCTACCAAGAAAAAAGCGGAAATAAGTGTAAAAAATGAATGCTCTAATACGCGCGCGGGAGATTGTCCCACGAAAAGACGGGAGGCTATGTAATGGAGAAATCTATAAGACGGGAGGCAAACGTCGAGCGGTCCTTTTGCAAACGGCTCAGAGAAGCGGGGTGCCTTGTCTATAAGTTTGTAAGCCCTGGCAATGACGGGGTGCCGGATCGAATTGTTGTCACGCCTGGAGGCCGGGTCATCTTTGTCGAGCTCAAGACGGAACGCGGCAAGTTGGAACAGATCCAGAAATTCCAGATCGGGAGGCTTAAAGAGCACGAGCAAGACGTCCGTGTTCTTTACGACGCGAACGAGGTCGATCGGTTTGTAGTCGATGTCCTGGAGGGAGGACTATGAAGAAAACAAAATGTACTTGTGCTTACTGCGGAAAAACCTTTGAACGTTATCCGAGTCAACTTAAAGGGAAAAAGTTTGTGTTTTGTAGTCGCGAGTGCCTAGCTAACTTTAGCGACCGGAAAAAGAATCCAAACCGCTATTCAGAGCTAAAGGACTATTCGAAAATGAGTCATCACATACACGCGCTTAACGAAGCCCTTAACCCGGAACGGATGACATACAAAGTCAGGAAAAAGTTACATGACCGGAAGACGGACACAGGGCTATGTACTGGATACCGAAAATATTACGGCCGAAATGAGCATCGTGTTGTTGCCGAGAAAATGCTGGGGAGGCCGTTAAGACCCGGAGAAGTAGTTCATCATATAGACGGAAATAAGCGTAATAACTCGGAAAACAATTTAATGGTTTTTCCTTCACCGTCAGCGCATTCTGCATGGCATGCAAGACACAGAAAAGAGGTGATGCCTAAATGAAGTTCATCCCATACGATTATCAGAAAAGGGCAATCGATAAGATCATGACGAATAAGTCCGTTGGCCTGTTCCTTGAGATGGGCTTGGGTTGACAAGTCGGTCATCACGCTCACCGCGATCAAGCGCCTCATCTATGACGAGCTCGACGTGACTCGGGTCCTCGTCATTGCTCCGCTCATGGTCGCAAAGGATACCTGGAGCCGGGAGTGCGACAAGTGGGACCATCTCAAAGATCTCCGGGTCGCTAAGGTCCTCGGCTCCGCTGCAAAGCGCAAGGCCGCGATCGCGGAGGACGCGGACATCTATGTTATCAACCGCGAGAATGTGGTCTGGCTTGTGGATAACTACCGCGGAATGTGGAAATGGGACATGCTCGTTGTGGACGAGTTGACGAGTTTCAAGAATCCGGCGGCTGCAAGGTTCCGGGCCTTGAAAAAGGTCCGGCCAAAGTTTCGGAGAATCGTCGGGCTCACCGGGTCACCGGATCCGAACGGGCTCATGGATCTCTGGGCCGAGATCTTTGTCCTTGACGGCGGCGAACGTCTTGAGCGGACGGTCACAAGGTTCCGGCAGTTATATTTCCGACCGGGGAAATCAAACGGCCATGTCGTTTATGACTGGACACCGGTCGAGGGGGCTGAGGCGGCGATCACGCACAAGATCAGCGACATCACGATCTCAATGCTCTCGGCGGACTATCTCGAGCTGCCGGATCGGATCGACCGGGATGTCCGGGTCACGCTCACCGACGAGGAGCGGGCGGTCTACAAAAAGCTCGAGCGCGAACATCTCCTCGAGCTGAGCGAGGACACCGCGATCTCGGCAGCAAATGCTGCGGCCGTCATGGGAAAGCTCCTGCAGCTCTCAGGCGGTGCGGTCTATGACGACAACGGCGGAGCGGTCGAGTTTCATCACGAGAAGCTCGATGCACTCGCGGAGATCATCGAGGCAAGCTCTGAGCCGGTGCTCATTTTCTACGGCTATCGACATGAGCGGGCGCGGATCCTCAAGGCGTTCAGCAAGTATGGGCCGAGGGAACTCAAGACAGAGACAGACATCAAGGACTGGAATGACGGACGGATCCGGGTGCTCATTGCGCATCCGGCGTCCGTCGGGTACGGTCTCAATCTCCAGGACGGCGGGCACATCATCGTCTGGTATTCTCTGCCGTGGAGTCTCGATCAATATCAGCAGGCAAACGCGAGGCTATACCGGCAAGGCCAAAGGCGGCCGGTTATTATTCACAGGCTCATCGCGACGGGAACCGTCGACGAGCGGGTAGCTGAGAGTCTCGACAAAAAGGATACAAGTCAGGCGGCGCTCATGACAGCGCTCAAGGACTTGCGCGAGGAGGTGAATCAATGAGCTACAAGAACAGCGAGGGCTACGACGATCCGACAGCCGGCGAGGCGTTCCGTGCGATCAGGGATCTCGAGAAGCGGCAAGCACGGGAACGCCTGAGGGATCTGACGTGGGACGACTACGGGATCAGCCGCGAGAGATACCAAGAGCTGAAGCACTTCTGTCTCCAGTACAAAGCGAAACGGGCAGAGGCCGACAGTTTGGCCGACGCAAGTGCGCCGGCGATCCGCTACGACAAGATCGGTGGGGGTGGCGGTCTAGTCGGGAGTCCGACCGAGACAGCAGCGATCAGGCACGCGATGAGAACCGAGAAGGCGAGGCGTGACTGCCGGATCATCGAGGAGTCTGCAATGTGGGCGGCGGCCGCTTCCGGCTATTGTCACATCTGGAGGGCGCTGCTCGTCTCAGTCTCTGAGGGCCTGAGCTATACACAGACGATGAAGCGGTGCGGTCTGCCGTTCGGCTCGACGGATTTCTACGGAATAAGACGGGCGTTCTTCTATCGTCTTGACGTTCTCCAGACTGAGAATGATAAAGTGGGTTAAACTGCAAAATGGTTTCGGGGTATAATTAATACCGTGAAGTAGTGAGGGCAAGGCCGACAAGGTCTTGCCCTTTTGCGTGGGCGAAACAATGACAGAGTCAGAGATAACATACGCGCGGTGGTGCGTGCAGAATAATCTGCACCGGTTTTATCAGTGGAGCAAGTGGCTGCGGGTCCGGCAGCAGGTCCTCAGCCTCGACCGGAACGAGTGCCAGCTCTGCCGCAATAAGTACCACCGATACCGACGAGCGGACACGGTCCACCACGTCAACCACCTGAAGGACCGGCCAGACCTTGCGCTCGAGATCTACTACGAGAACCCAGCGACGCACAAGCGGGAGCGGAATCTCATCGCGCTCTGTCATGATTGCCACGAAGAGGTGCACGGCTACCGGATCAAAAATTTTTCGGAACCGATCACACCGGAGCGGTGGGATTAGCGAAGACTCCCCCGGGTCGATTTTGAGATTTTTCCAAAAAGCCCCAGGGACCGGTGCGGGCCTCGACAATTTGAAAAAATCGACGCGCGCGTGAGAATTTGGAAAATTTCAGCGAATGATAAAAAATTCTGAAAATAATCTAAAAATAATCTACAAAAAGATCGACGAGCTCAAGCCGTACGAGAAAAACCCGAGGCAGAACGACGCTGCAGTCCCAGCGGTCGCGGCCTCGATCAAAGAGTTCGGCTTCAAGGTCCCGATGGTCATCACCTCGGACGGCGTCGTCGTCACCGGCCACACGAGACTGAAGGCAGCGAAGACGCTCGGCCTCACCGAGGTGCCGGTCGTCATCGCCGACGACCTCACGCCGGAGCAGATCGACGCCTTCCGCCTCGCGGACAACAAGACGAGCGAGCTCGCGAAGTGGGACGAGGATCTCCTCCAAGAGGAGCTGCTCAAGTTTGAGCCCGGAGAGATGACTCCGTTCGGATTCGAGGACCCGGACGTCACGGATCCGGAGATCGACGTCCTCATCGACGACGAGGACGCTGCCAGAGAGAGAGCCGCCGCGAAGGACCGCGACGATGTCAGGACTGGCGACGTCTACGAGCTCGGGAGCCACCGGATCATGTGCGGAGACTCAACGGACCCCGCCCAGATCGAGCGGCTCATGGGCGGCGAGACGGCGAAGGTCCTCTTCACCGACCCGCCCTACGGCGTCGACTACGGGGAGAAAGTCGAGGCGCTCGCGAAGTACGGCAAGAGCTCCAAGACGAGAGACGTCTCGGACGTCAAGCACGACACGCTGAGCGGCGACAACCTCCGCCGGTTCCTCGAGACGGCCTTCCTCAACGCCTCCGCGGTCCTCGACCCCGGCGCGGCGTTCTACGTATTCCACGCGGACTACGAGCGGATCAATTTCCAGGAGGCGCTCGCGGCGGCCGGGCTCGTAACGCATCAGACCATCATCTGGAACAAGTCGATCCTCGCTCTCGGGTGGAGCGACTACCAGTGGAAACACGAGCCGTGCCTCTACGGATGGAAAGAAGGCCGGGCTCACTACTTCATCAGCAACCGCAAGCAATCGACGGTGCTCGAGGATCGTCCCGATCTCGACCGCATGG